CAGGAGACCACAAGACTCACGCCACCACCGAGCCCACCTGGCCCACTCAGGTGGACGCCACGGTTGTCGATGATCAAGTCACCTGGAAGGCTATGTACGGCAATCACCAGGGCTCAGGAGTTAACGGCGCCACCCTGGCACTCACCAGCCTGGATAAGCTCGTTGACCTTGTCAGAGGCGGCAAGCCCGACCTCATCCTCATGAGCCGCCGGTCCCGCCGGAAGATCCAAAACCTGGCCAGGGCTGCCGGCACCAACCTTCTCATAGGAGGGGGCAAGCTCGGCGAGTTCGTTGAGCTCTACAACGGCATCCCCATCGCCGTCAACGACTGGGTCAAGGATAACTACGTTGTCGGCACGTCCAGCGATTGCTCGGCCATCTTCGCCTTCCAGATGGGCGAGGGCGCAGTGTGCGGGCTTTCCAGCCCCGAGATGATCACGGTGGAGCGTCTCGGCTCCCTGGAGACCAAGGACTGCACCCGCACCAGGGTCAAGTGGTACACATCACTGGCCCTCTTTTCCAGCGTTAAAGCTGCCATGCTGACAGGGGTGAGAGACTAAACAGACAGTAAACCTAAACCTCATTTTTTACCTCCTTCGACTAGGGGGAGGGGTGACAGCCCTCCCCCTCCGGGAGGACAAAGAGGAATGTAGTGGCGGGGCTTGTCCCCGCCTTAAGCAGGTGAGATTATGAACCTAACCGAAATGACAGCCCGGGTCCGAGAGGACCTTAAGGACACCGACGAAGAAAACTACATCTGGACGGACGACGAAATAGAGGGCGCCATCGACAGAGCGGTCATGGAGTATTCCCTCCATGCCCCCATCGAGCAGCAGACCGATATCGCCACCGTCGACGGAGACACCGAGGTTGACCTTTCTTCCCTTTCAGGACTGCTTAAAATCGAGTCCGTCGAGTTTCCCCTGGGAAAGACCCCGCTTTATCTGCAGCGCTTTGACCATTGGGCTGGCAGCCTTTATATGACAGACGAGGGAGACGGCAGCAACGCCCGGGTGAGGTGGCTTAAAAAGCACACCCTCGCCGTCGGGTCCACCACCATCCCCGCCGAGCACGACGAAATAATCGTCCTCGGAGCGACAGGTTACCTGGCCATGTCGGCAGCCGCTTATACCGTGGACAGAGCCACTATCGCTGGCCATTACGGCACCATCGCATACAAGGCCTGGGGTAAAGACCGCCTTGACCGCTACGACAAGAAGCTCAAGGAGGCCGCCCATGGCCGTCGGGTAACCCCGAGAACGCTCTATACCCAGGATGATTGAATACTGTAGGGGAGGGTCTCGTACCCTCCCGGAGGAGGAACCATGAGCAAATTAAAAGGAATACTCTCAAACATATACCGAGGCGTGAAGGAATCCCTTCCTTCATGGTTTAAAAGGAGGAAACCATGAGCAAATTAACAGACGCACTTAAGAGGGAGAAAACCAAGGAGGGCCTACCCAAAGAGGCCTTCGCCATAGTCGGCGACCCCCAGGATCCTGAGACCTGGAAGCTCCCCCATCACACTAAAGAAATCGCCCGGGCCACCCAGGGCCGTCTCGATATCGAGAAGACCGTGGACTGGGAGAGGATGCCCGCAGCCGTCGCCGCCCTCAGTCGAGGCGGTTACCGCGGCGAAAGAGTCCAGGCCTCTGAGGAGGACATCATCAAGGCCGCCCGTCACCTGGCCAGGCACTATGAAAAGGCTGGCAAGTCCGTCCCCGACACCCTGGGCGTCCTGATCTAACAATAAACTATGCGGAGACAGGCCCTGACCGTATCTTATGAGGTGAAAAGGCAAACAGGGGCTTTCCTGGGCCTCCCAGGGGCCTACCTGCACGGAGACAGCTATGGCAGAGAATAGGAAGCCCACCCCATCAGAGCTCGTGGGTGTGTTCGGCGAAATGTTTCGAGCCGTCGCCCGGCCCGCCATCACCGTCATCTTTGCCGCTGTCATCGCCCAGGTCGTCATCCAGGGGATCGCCGTCCCCGACTGGTTCCTGGCTCTGGCCATCCCCTGTATTACCTGGTGGTTCGCCGAAAGGACTATCACCCACATCAAGAACAACAAATAGGAGGAAAACATGAATAGAAAAATCAGGACACAGCAAGTAATAGACTGCCCCAAGGAAAAGAGAGTTGTTCCGCTTCATGCTCTGGCAGCAGGGGCAAATCACACTCAGGTCACTTGCCGGCATTGCCCCCACTTCAAGAGAGAAACGTGCAACTACGTGACCTGCAAATACGAGCCATAGCACCAACATGACCGACCAACAAAACCACGACCGGGGATTCCTGAAGGGGATTCGAATCACCGCCTTCCTGGATTGCTATCAGGAATGGCACGCCCTGGTCGAGGGCTTCTGCGAGGTGGTATGCCCCTGGCCCGCCAGGCATCAGCCCTCTAAGAAACTGCTAAAGGACCTGAGGGCCGACCACCACTACTACGCCTTCGGCCGGGCCCTCGGCGTCATCGCCTGGCTCATCATCGCTATGCTTATCAAGGAGGTGTTCTTTTGAACGACAACCCTAAAGTAACAATCCGCTGGCATAACAAGGTCGAGAAGTACGCCAGCGAGGATGACAGGGCCCAGGGCAAACCCCAGGAAGTAATAGAGTGGGACAAAGACGACGTCGTCTCCCTGGAAGAAGCCCTCGCTCTCGGATTCCGAATAAATCCAAAGGAGGTAACTCAAAATGGGAATGACATTAGTCGGTAAGGAGCTAATCGCTAAGGCGTTGATGGGTGATACGTTCACCAACTACAACAACACCAACGCCCGCCTCGGAGTAGGAGACTCAGCCACAGCCTTCGCCGACACCCAGACCGACTTGCTGGGAACCAACAAGCTCCGCAAGGGCATGGAGGCCACCTTCCCCACCCGCAGCGTCAGGGAGATCACCTGGAAGTCGAGCTTCGGCGCCTCTGAGGCTAACTGGGCCTGGCTTGAGAACGGCGTGTTTAACGCCGCCAGTGCCGGCGAAATGCTTGCCCGTGACGTCGAGAACCTCGGCACCAAGGCCTCGCCCGCCGTGTGGGTATTCACCAAGAAGGGCACAATCACATAAGAGAGGAGAGACGAGAGATTTGAGACAGAGCCTCCCTAGCTCTATCACTATCTCTGTCACTTAACATGGCTTGTGTTCTAACGGATAACTTCAACAGCTATACCGACGGCGACCTGCCAGGCCAGGGTAGCTGGATAAATGCCGCAAATGGGCAATACTTTGATGTCCAAGGAAGTGTTGTCTTTGAGGGGGCTAAGGCTGTTTACGCCACCGGTGTCATTGACGCTGTTGTTACTAAACTTGGCACTGCCTTGGCTGACGGCAGACAAACAGTCTATTTCAGAAGCACGGGCAGAGCGGGGTGGGGTAGTGGTGTATATCAGTGTTTCAGGATAACTAAAGGCTCGTGGGGAAGTCCCAATCTCGATGTTCGGCTTAATAAGGATGGAACTTGGCAATACTGGAATGGCACTTCCCTTATTACAGGTCCTGGAACTTGGGCAGAAGCGACTTGGAACTCCTTAGAGTTTGAGTGGCGTTCTTCGGACAAGAAAGCCAGATACAGAATAAATGGAGGAACTTGGACAAGCTGGGATTCTTTCACTGGTTCGGCTTCCTTCGTCAACTTCGATTATGTTGGCCTGAACTGGTGGAATACCGCTGGAGGGACTGGCGGACTTTATGTTGACACTTTCCAGGAAAACCCCATAGAAGAAGAGACCCCTATACTATCTCAGCAAAGCTATCCCCTCACATGGACACCCGGCAAGGAACTAGAGGCCAACGTCCCATCTGCCATCAACTACCCCTTAGCACTCACGCCCGACAAAGCCCTGGACGCCCAGCTCTCCTCTGAAAAGAACTACGCCTTAGACTGGACACCAGGGAAGGAGCTCGCAGCCTCCCTCAGCTCAGAGAAGACCTGGCCCCTGGGATGGACGCCAGAGTCATCAGTCGAAATCACCGTCCCCAAATCGTCGGAGCAGAACTACCCCATCGCCTGGACGCCCGATAAGCAGCTCGCCGCAGACCTCAGCTCAGACAAGGACTATCCTTTAGGCTGGGCCTCCGAGTCCAGCGTCGAGGTAGAGGGAGCCCCCGTCCCCAAGGAGTCCCTGGTCAACTGGCCCCTGGGATGGACGAGCTACGCTTCTAAAGCCGTCATCGTCTGGAAGGGATTGACGGACACCCTGCTTGCCGCACAGAAGAAGCTGCACCGCCTCCCCTATGTCGAGGCTAAAGTCTATGACTACGAGCAGGGAATAAAGAGGCTATCCTGGACAAGCCTTTACACCGGCAGCGAGCCCGACAACCATCATGGCATCGCCTTCGATGCCCAGGGCTCCATGCACCGCATCCGTAGTGGAGGGTCTAGTACCCTCCTCTACCAGAAAATCACCAACCCTGGCCCCACCTCCGACTATTCCCAGTGGACGCTCATCGCTGAGGATTGCTACGGTCCCTGTGCTATCGCAGCCTACGGCACCAAGGTCTATATCTTCTACCGCACCACGGGCAACGTCCTCTGGAAGTATTATAGCCACGACTACGGCCAGGCCTGGCAGAACGCTCAGCTCCTAGCCATAGCCAACGTCCTTTCTATGGCCGCTTCCTGGAAGGGCACGACCAGCACTGTAGTTTGTTTTGCCGCCACCTCCATCAAAATCAGTGCTATTGTCCTGGACACCGTCACCCAGGACACCGCCGAGCATTACTATAATCACGCCCTGGACACTACCTATGGCATCGGGGCGACCTACCAGGGCAGCGAGTTTCCCATCATCCTGGCGGCTAAAGAAACCGATTCGGGAACGGGAATCGTGACCTACGCCCTCTATGCCACCAAGCTCAGTGCGGCCTACAACTTCATGGCCCTCCGTGTATTACTCAGTGCTCAGGAGGACGTCAGCACCCTATTCCAATACCCCGACTGCCATTTCCCCGCCGTAGCCCAGTCCTACGAGACCCTCCAGCTCACCGCCGTCGAGAGTTACTCGGGCGTCACCGCCTACGACCGCCCCCTGCTGGCCCACCTCGTCAAGGACACCGACTGGGTCAGCGCCGTCATTACCGAGCCCAAGTTTTTCTTACCCGCCGTAGCCTCTGGCGTAGGCGGGCTACGCCTCCAGAGCACCGCCGACTATTGGTGGATGGAGAAACCCGACGGAGTCTGGAGAGCCCCCCGCCCCGCCTCAGCCCCCCTCGACCTAACGAAGGACATAAT